TAGCTCCAACTTTCATCTTCCAATAATCTCTACCAACGCTATGCGCACCGGTAGAACTATAAATAGGTGCCGGACCATCCGGAGCCTTTGGCACTCGGATTTTATCTAACATACTTTTTGTTAAAAATATTCCCTCTTGTCTTAATTTTAATGCCGTATCTCTGACCCACAGTCCAAGTCCCAAAGACATTACTAAATCATCAAAATAGCCAGGCGCTGCTTGCGGTTTTCCTCTTTCCCATATAAATGTCTTTAGTTCGTTTATAACACGAATAGAATGAATGGTGGGGGTTTTTTCCCTAAAATATTTTTCAATTGTATTTATTATCAACGGCCGTGTTCCTACATTGGTTGAAAATCCAGGAACCATTTTTCGGTCTTCGCTTAGATATTTGTTTTTTAGTTGGCGGTGAACATCCACAATTTTTAGATCGGAAGAAGAATAAAAAGTGTTTTTATATTCTCTATTAATAATTTCTTGTAATACTGCCCAACCAATGTTTTCTCTTTCTACTATAAGAAGCGCGTCATTGTATTCCGTAGCGAGAGATACGAGAATGTTTCCATATTCTTTTGTTCCCACTTGATCTTGATATTCAGCCACTTGTTCCATAGTTTCGGCGTCAAATACGTGGGCGGCCGAAAAATCACTACCGTCTCCCCTAGCCACGTCAGCACAAACAATATAATCTTTAGTATAATCAGGAGGAGAAAATATCCATAACGTGTTTCCCATTCTCATTTCAATGGGGTTTTTTACTTGATTCTCCTCATACCATTTAAGGGTCATCAAATCTATTAAACTGGCTCCTGATGTCAAGAAATTGCAATCACAATTATGAACAATACCATATTCTGTTATATACGAATGGTCGTCTTCCACGCCGAGATTAAACACTTCAACATCTATGCATACATTATTAAGGTTTATATTTGAAATGTTTAAATTGGATAATGTTAATATATCAGACAATTCCTTCACTTCGACGTTTTTAGTTTTTCTAATTTTTATTTCCCACTTATCACTACAAATGAATTTTCTATTATCTATCACGCCTTCATTACCACCAACCATATGTCTGATTGAAAAATCTGTTATAGATAATAAATTTAATAAATAGGAAACGTCATAAATTAAATTCTGACTTGTTGTTGATATAGTTTTGTAATACTCCTTTTTTAAACATCCGCCGCCACGAAATACGCCATCTATTATACCTTTAGCAAATTCTTTATTCATAACATCATAAGCAAATGATGTTAATTGCTTGTTATAACAATCATCACCACGCACGAAGCAATCAATAACAGAAGAAAATATTTCAGAACAAAAACTCAAATGTCCCGTATTACCAAGATTTCTTATTTGATTATTTGAAAACTTTAATAAATCTTTAACTATTTTTTTTAATGTTTTTGGCCAACCATTTATTTCTTTTTCATAATTAAAATTAAATACTTTCCTTAATCGGCATCCGCTTCCTTCTGCTAAATATAATCCTATCAAATACCCAAATTTATAATCAACAGAAATGTATCTATTATGAATTGTTTTGTGTTTTCTATCGTTAATATAAAATCTTTGATCATCATCACATAATATTTTAGAAAAGTATTTAGGATTAACAATAGAATATAAATCTAATGTAGTTTTGGTTTGCTGAAAAATATCAATATTGATTGGAAATGTAAAAATATAATCATCTTTTTTTAATTTCCCCACTTCCTTCCACCCATCGTCTGTTAAGAATGGATGATTTTTTGTCACAAACTTTTCTAAAAAATTATTATTTGAAGATATTTTATAAGCTTTTGATAGTTTTCTAAAAGTATGTGTGACGGGTTTATATTTTCCATTATGAGTTAATACATTGTCACCCACAGAAATTTCAGATATTTTTTTAGGTCCACTTTTAGTATAAACTATTACATTTCCACTAAAGCATTCCTGTGTTGCTTTTTTCATACCCAACTGTTTATCCTGTTCATCCCTCCACAATTGATTTCGGTCTGGATGAAGGCTCCAAAGAAGAACAATTGTTTTAAAGTCGTTTTTCTTACGTTCCGCTTCCACCCACTTTTGGTGAAACCAATTGCCGACACCATTAGGCGTCGAGAGAACTATGGCTCGGCCACCCGTAGACAGTGTATTAAACGCCGATGTCCAGATGTCTTCTATATCGTCAATGAAGGCCGCTTCGTCAAGAACTAATAAACTCAAAGCCATAGATCGCCCGGCATCTTTTGATGACGAAGTAGCTTTAATCTGAGAACCATTCCGTAATCTTAAAGATAATAGGTTATCCGTCGTCGCTGGAACTTTTAACCATGATGGAAGATGATCATTCGCAAAACGGACTTTGGTGATGATTTCCTTGGATACTTCCTGTTTAATGGATATGATAAGAATGTTTTTATCACTATTAAATATCATTAACCACAAGGAATAGGCAGCTACTAAAGTTGTGATGCCCATCTGACGGGATTTGAGAATTAAAGTAAAACGATCTTCTGCAAAATTTTGTAATGTACTTTCCTGAAATGTATAAAGGTCGAACGGTATTGTTCCTCTGTGGGGGTGTTGAATTTTTACATATTTCTTCATAAAATATACAGGGTCAACCACACATTTCTTAATTTCTTGCTTAATTATATCTCTTAGATTTGGTTGTTCTGCCATATTAATTTTCTTTTAGATCGGCAACGTTTTCATTTAATATTGCCATCCGTTCTTTAGCTATCTTTATATCTTTTTCAATTTCTACCAAATCTTTTTTAGCGCCTTCCAATATTTCGGCGTTTTGTTTTCCTATCCACGTTACGATGACTCCCTGTGAAGTGACCCACTCTGTTTTAGCATCATCTTTTTCCAGATACTCAATCGTTTCAATGGTATTTTTTCTCAACTCTATAAGAAATGATAATTGATTTATGAGAAGTTTTCGGTTTTCGTATTCATCATATTTACCCGATGCTCTCAGTGTAGTCTCATCAAATATTAAGCAGTCTGCGCATAATCCCGTTTTATTATAAAAACTTTCGTCATGATGATCTCCTAACACATCTAAATCTATACCACATTTTCTACACTTTCTTTTGACCAACTCTCTAATAGAATTAGCTTGTGTATTGACTTTTAGTCGGTATCCGTTTCGTTGCTCCCATTTTACGCCGTGAAGATCTATCCATACATCTCCAACTTTGTGATGTGGGGGTTCTGCTGGAGCATAACCAAATTGTATAAAGGGCTGCTCTCCTGCTTGTGCAGCTCTAATATCTTCCATTTTCCAACGTCTTCTAGCCATAACTTATTTCCTTTCTACTTTTCTTAAACAAACCCATCCTTTACACGATGATGATTTACCATTACACATCCTATAAACAAACGATCTATCTATATTATATTTATCTGCTAATTCAAATTTAGCACATTTAATTTTTTCTTTTGTAATGATGTTAAAAAATACATAGTATCCTGAAAACCTTCCTCCACCAAATTTTAATCTTAATTTGCCATTTTTCCCCCACAAAATGGATTTAACTTTGTTTTTGTGATTTTCTGATTTAAGCTTTCCTTTTAACGCCATAGATATTTTTTTCTTTGTGTTTTCAGACATTAAATGTCCTTTTAACGATATAGATATTTTATTTTTCGATGAATCCGACAACTTTCTACCTAAAGGACTACCAGCTATTTTATATAGATTGTATTTTGGATGCAACGTATCTAAATAAAACTGTTCTCTCGATAAGCATTTGCCAGGAAAACATTTTTCTAAAACACTAAACTCAAAATTGTTTTCTCCATATTTATTCCAAGCATTTTGTAAATATGAATTATAATGTTTATTATCGTTTAATGTTTGAATGTGTTTTCTCCATCTTTCTTTAAATCCGCCTTTCGAAGAACAACTACCAACGTAAAAATTGTTGTTTATAATATTTCTTATTTTATAAACTCCGTTGATAATATTTTCAGTTTTATATATACCATCCCCCATAACAACTTACTTTCTTTGGTATTTTATCATACCAAGTATGGAATTAATTGGTGAAAAAAGTCCCGTGAACTTATATATCTTACCATTTCTATAAAAAACAACTCCCTCACTTCCAACCAGTTTTTCTAATCCTCCTATAGATTGTATTCTCTCCAGCTCATATTCCAATTTCTTAATCGATTCAGGATCTCCACTTTTACGAATTTTTTCAGCTTCCAAAGAAACGTGTTGAGCAATTTCTTTAGCCGATTCGCTTGATTGAGAAGCTAAAAATCCAGATGCGTTAAATAACACTTCAACACCAAGTTTTAAAAATAAGTTTTCCAACGGTTGATTTATTTTCTTGGCCGTTTTTTCCGCTTCTTTTTTATCAAACTCTTTTATCCAAATAGCAAATTCATTGTTGTTTATTTTCTTAGTTACTTGAGATATGTTCGTGGTTTTCTTCCCCAGTGCCCAACGATCAATCAACAAATTTAAAATATCACTGGGAATTTCATACCCCAACTCTTTAGTTTTGTTAATAATTATTTTATGCCATTCTTTGATATGATATTTTATAACTTTATCACCATCATGGAGTTCGTTTTGTATATTACTTAACATCGAGAAATAATGAACTCGTTTCTCAGGAAAATCTTTTAATTTACTTAACAATACTTTGTTTGGCCCCTTGATGGTAAATGTATTTTGAACATCCGCGTTTACACTCTGGACAATCTTATATAGTATTTCAGCACCTTGATCGACATTCTCTATAGAATTTCCTCCATCATCATATTCTATTATTCCGTGGAACATTAAAATATTCATGCCATAAGGAATAACGTTTTGAGTTGTAGGCAAAAGAACCTCAATATTCATAAACCGTTTTCCATTCTGAAACATCGTCTGTAACGTTTGTGGAGATATTCTTGATAGTGTAACGGATAAATCATCCATAGCCATTGAAAATGCTTTTCTAACATTTTCGGGTTTATCGGCAAACATAGTATCTAACTGATCTTTTGTGAGAGAATT